GTCTCTGTCAATCGTTAACAAACCATAACAGCAAATATTCCAATCGCCACCACTGGCGTCTACTTCACTAAAACAAGGAACATTAATACGCACATGTTTAAAGAGGTACTCTTTTTCCCCCTCAAACACACGCCATACATGGTCTACAGTACCACGGCCTTCTTGACCGCGTGACTTGTTAAATCTGATTTTGTATTTGTTCATATGATTTCCGCTGGAGGAGTAGTCACACAAACAGTCTGAGCTGCCGGCTGGACGGTTATATTGAAATGAACAAACTTCAACGGCTTATTGGCGGCATGGCGACCAAAAGAATGGGGCAACCAAGCATTTGAAAAGATCATCAAGCCAGGCTTGGGGATGAAGTTAATCATCTGGCTGGCGGGAGTGACAAGATTCATGTTTGCTTCTGGCAAATTGGCTTGTACTTTACCTGATCGGGGGTCGTGGAAGATCACGCTGGAGCTTTTTTCGGGCACTTCAAGAAAGTAAAATCCAACAAGTTGGGCCCCAAACCCGTGAACGTGCTGCTCCATCATGGAGTGTTTGTGGTGTTCTTGAGTCCACATTTCTGTGAAAGTCGTTGCTAGTCCGTCCATTGCATAGCCTTGGGCTTGCAAAACGTTCCAGGCTGTAACACCAACAAATTGGCAAAAGTCCGCTACACGAGGGTCGCCGAATAGGTTATCGGTCATTACAACCGGATAGATTGGATCAATTTTGCGTTGAGTTTTGGCAAACTTTAGACGCTCTTCAGACACTTCTTTAACGGTTTTTATGAAGTCTGGACGTTCAATTGTGTAAATATTAGAAGGGAAATAGCTCCATCCTTGCAGTTGTGGTTCTTCTACTGCGGTTGGAATTTCTAATTCTGCGGTCGTTCCATCGGGCATTTGTTTCTCCTATTGTGTTACTAGAATCCAACTTGCGGTGGGAATATCAAATCTGTAACTTTGACCGTCATCTGGTTTTACAGGTATAACAACCCAAGTATTTGTTGTACCTTGCCAAAAATAATTTTGACCGTCATCTGGTTTTACAGGTATAACAACCCAAGTATTTGTTGTACCTTGCCAAAAATAATTTTGACCGTCAGTTGGCTTTGGTGTTGGAGGCAAATATTGACAAGTAGCTTCGTCAAATGTCCAAGCAGTAAAGTTTGAAGCATTAGGACGAGCAAGCCACGCAGATTGTACGCTTTGTTGTTTTGCTAATTTCTCAGCATCAGTCATGTCTTGAACAATCCATACATCTGTCCAAACATTATTTATTTTTTGGTAGCTTGGTTCTGTTATTTGATAAACACTTAATGTAGGTTGCCCTACCCTAACAAATGCTTCCCAATTTTCAGGAATACTACCAAATGCTTCTAGTAGATTATCTTCAAAAGCAGGATGATTTAAAGCATTCCCATTGCCATCTGTTTCAATGTATAAATTCATTATGGACTTCCTACGCAAGTTGTTGGGAATTGTCGTGTGCTTCCTGGCCAAACAATACGAACTGCACCCGAACCACCTTTTGTATTACCACCGCATCTAGTTGCGCCACCTCCTCCTCCATAATTACCACCAGCCGGTGTAGTACAAGATTCTGCACCAGCACCATTACCACCTCCACTACCACCTCTGCCATAAGTTCCACCTGATACAAAATATCCTCCACTTGCCGCACCACTTGATCCTTGTCCAAACAAACCAACACCACCTCCGGCTCCATTTGCAGTACAACAAGTTACGGTTGAACCACCGCCTCCGCCTCCGCCTCCTGATCCAGCACAACCGCCATAATTGCCGCCACCGTTACCCCCATTTCCCGAGTAACCACCAGCGCCACCTCCACCGCCAAAAGAGTAGCCGCCCGCACCTCCACCGCATCCAACATGAGATCCACCACAAGCATTAGCAAATCCTCCAAATCCAGCTACTGTAGAACAATTTATAAAATAACTTGCACCACCATTAGTGCCGTTAGCGCCATTAGTAGGATTATTTCCAACAACAACCGTGTAAGAATTACTTGGAGTAACAGTAATATTATTTTTCCATCCTAGACCACCACCACCACTTCCGTGATCATGACCATTAATACCCGCACCACCACCACCTGCTCCAACTGCTACAACAGAAACTGAAGTGATGCCAGCAGGTGCTACCCATGAATATGTTCCTGGTGTTGTGTAAGAAGCAGAATTTGGTTGTACTGGAGTTGTAATAGAATTGCTATTGCTACTATAAGCACCATAGCCTAAAGCATTTTGTGCTCTTACTTTGAATGTGTAAGAAGTTAAACCACTCAATCCTGTGATAGTGATTGGGCTTGTTGTTCCTGTTGCAGTATGTGTACCAGTTGATGTACAAGTTGCTTGATATCCTGTAATTGGCAAACCACCTGTACACCCTGCCGTAAATGCTACTGTTGCGGTGCTATAAGAAGTAGCAGTTGCAGTCCCAATGGTGGGCGCGCTTGGAACAGCTCCATAGCTTCCACCAACAAAAGCATTAAGAATTCCGCTCATGTCAAATTACTTCCTGTAATTAACCATTGTGTTGTTGCAATTTTTATTGCATTTGCTACGCCATATTGAGCCAGAGTGCGACTGCCAGTAGCTCCTCCAGTTGACCAAGTAAGCGTGTCTGAACTGATTGCAATTGTTACATTGCTTGAAGACATGTTAATAAATTGAATGACTGTGCCAATAGCATAAGGTACTGAAGCATTAGCTGCAATTGTAAAAGTGCGAGCATTTGCGTCACTTGAAGGATGAAAAATACAGTATCCAGCGTCTGCTGCAACCGTTGTATAAGCTGTAGATTGGCTGTTTTGGGGAATATTCAAGTAACCAATAGATACGGTGCCAGAGGGAAAAGTAAGAGTTGAACTTCCTGTACCTCCTTGTGCAGTTGTGACTAAAGCGGCTGTGCTAAGTAATGTTCCGCTTGTTGGTAATGTGACAGCAGTTGTGCCAGTAACAGTTAATGTTGTTCCAAAGTTACCTGAAATAGTAATGGTGCTTGCTGAATTGTTTGCTACGCCTGTACCACCGTTTGTAGCAGAAACAACACCACTAATACCTGATGCAGTTACTACTGAAGATGCAATTTTAATAACATCAGTAGCAGTTACATTATCGTAATAACAAATAGCTTTTTCGCCGTTGGCAACGGATACTCCTGAACCACCCGACTTTTTAACAGTGACTGATTGTCCACCAGAAGTATTGTTATAAACAATATATGTTTTGCTATACGCAGGTACGATAATGTTTTGCGTTGTGCTTCTTGATCCAGTCAAATTAATGACTGCGTACTGAGCAACCGTGGAGTTTGTAGCGGTTGAACTAAACGATGAAGAGTTATTACCGTTTGTTATTGACAGCGTTACATCGGTTGTTACTGTGATGTTGTTTGTTCCCGCGAGCGATATTTCAACCAGCTCTGTCATGCCGTTGTTAATATCGTCACCCCAAATACCTGAATCACCGCCAGTTTGCGGTAGATTAAGGCCCAATAGCGTTGTATTTGATGACATGTTGTACTACCTCGTTGAAATTATCGCCCATGAACTTGCTTGGCTGTCGTCAATTAACGACCATGAACTTGCTTGGCTGTCGTCAATCAATTCCCAATATTTGTTTCCAATTACAAAATCCGTAATCGCCGCTGTCTCAGAATCACTCACATTGTAGTTAGTCAATGCTGCAATTTGTGCATCAATCGTTGCGGTTTCAATTATAGATTTTACAAAAGTTGCCGCAACTGTTTCAGTATCAGTCAAAGCGGCTATCTCGCTATCGCTTACATTATAAGCAGTTTGTGCTGCATTTGTATCTGTTGTAGCAGCAGTTTCAGTAACAGCAGAATTGAAATAACTACCAACAGCCTGGGTTGTTGTAGCAGCCATTGTCTCTGTGACTGTGCCATTCCCACCATAGGAATAAGACTCTGAGTCCGTAGCCGCTGCTGTTTCTGTTACTGCTACCACCGCAGTGTATGCTACTGTTTCTGTTTCTGTAGCAGCCGCAGTTTCCGTTAATGTTGTGGTGTATGCAGTAGTTGCTGTATCTGTATCCGTAGCAGTCGCAGTTTCAGTTACCGCCACCCCCGCTGTATATACAACTGTTTCGGTTTCTGTAGCCGCAGTAGTTTCAGTTACCGATACCACCGCAGTGTATGAAACTGTTTCAGTTTCTGTAGCCGCCGAAGTTTCTGTTAAAGAAACACCGTATGATGCAACGGCTGTTTGAAGGTCTGAGGCAGCAGCCGTTTCAGTTACGCTATCAGAATAGGGGGTTCCGCCTCCCCAGAGGCCAGCACCCCAGTTGCCGTAACCCCATGCCGTGGCCATATTAGGTCAATGTAGCAGTGTAAGTAACAGCAATGGTATCGCCAGAAACAACAGACTTGGAGCTAGAAAAATCTCCAGCAGAGAACAAAATCCCTGTTGTAGTGTCTTTTGTTGCGCTTCCATTAATGTTTATAAAACAACCTGCAACAGTACCAGTACCAGTCATGGTAAAAGTAACAGCAGATGATGTCTGTTTACTACCAGAAGAAGCAGCACTAAATGTGGGGGTAGGACGATTGCCTGAGTAAGATGGGGCGTTTGTTCCACCAACTTCTAGCCATGATGAATGCGATGTCATGGTGTCTGCGGCAAGTGCTGTTCCAGTACCTTTAAGACCCATCACTACAGCACCTTGAGCAGAGTTGCCCAAAATACCATCTAGCGTAGCATTTTTACCAACGGTACACACTACATTGTGAATATCTTCTGACCACTTTACAAAGCCATCAGCACTATAACAAATGGCTGTATAAAAACCTTCGATTGACATTGAGTCAGAAGGCTGTGTATTGTATTTGGTGGATGCCTCGACTTGATCGTTGGCAGTTACGTTATCGTTCATAAAAACTCCTTATGCAATCCTTAAAATTGCGGTTGTGTTGGTAACCGATGGAAATTGAATTGTGAATGTACTTGTACAAATTTTATCTGCGCCAAAATCAAGTATTGCTACCGATGCATTGCTTTGACTAGCATTGTAAATCAGCGCACCACGGGCTGTAAATGCTGCTGGGTTCCACACGGCATCGGCAAATGACCAATATGCAACCGTGCCATTTGTTGACCCTGATGTTGGGGACTGCGTGATCGTCAACGGAATACCGCCTGCCGTGTACCCTGTTCCTGTGACTTCTCCAACAAGTTGAGTTGAATACACAGTGGTGGCCGCATTTAACGTGGCCGTTGAATTGAACAACGCAACATAAAAAGTGTTTGGGCTGGTGGGCCCAAAGTTGTGTAAGCCCTGCGCAAGCTGGACTTTGAAACTGGTGGTGGCTGTTTGAACAATAGACATTACGGCACATCCACTCTAGCTTGACCTGATCTGTAGGCATCTCTGCGCTCCATACCATCGCCAAGACGTTTAGCCAATGCAAGGGCTTCGCCATACTTTTGGTTGTATAGCGCAAGCATATCTGCCTCGCCCTTCATAAATGTGTAGGCTTCAACCAAAGTACCGTACAACAAGACGGTATCAAAGTTTTGACCAAGCCAACTTGTGCCAGCCGCATTATTAATAGCGGTGACTTGCACTTGGAATCCAGAGCCATTGGGCAAATTAGCGTTGATAATATCCCCAACAGCGTAATAAGAACCTGCATAATTGATTGTGACTGATGTAACCACATTGCCGCTAACAACAATATCTGCACGAGCCCCACTACCAGTACCACCAGATAGTGTCTGGTTGTAATATGTTCCGTTTGTGTATCCGCTACCCGGTGCATAAATGCTGGTTGTGTTTATTGCGCCTTGCACAATCGACACTGGGTAATAGTAGTAGTGCAGCTCTGTTAAATATGATACATCAGGGGTTGGGCCTAAAATAATTGACAAATTATTGGTGACCGTTCCACTGGTCACAGTAGGCCCGTACAAAGCGTAATAAACAGGAGCGCCATACGCGATTGGGTTGCTGTATGCTTCACGAATAAAGTTGACGTCTTTATTCAAAAGGAATGTTTGTGCACCTTGGAATGTTATTGTTCCAGAAACCGCATTTGTATTGGCAAGACTTAGGGTTATTATTACGCCATTGACATTGGTAACAATAGCGCCAACCGCTATGCCAGTTCCAGAAACATACTGCCCAACTAAAATACCAGAAGAACTTGTGACTGTTATAGAAAACGCACCTGAAGTACCTGTTCCAGTCGTGGTGTTATTTTGATACAACGCAATCGAATAAACGGCCAAGAAGTCTGTTGGCAACGACAGATACTGATTGTATTGTGTAAGGACACCCGTCACGTTTTTCCTGATTGAAGGAAACTGAATCGAGTTGTAGATGCGCTGTTCCGCTTGTTCAACGAACATAGGAATATCCGCTACGAAAGTGGTCTCGTAGTTTTGCGTGTAATCCTGTACTAGTTGAACAAGTTCGGAATAGGTCATGCCATCGGGCCTCTGGCCATCACGCCTTTAGTTGCTGCGCCAGTACCACGAATTTTGATTCCTGTGGTTTTTGCAGAAGCTGTAATATTGCCTAGACTAACACGACGTGCAGGCATACCTCCGGGCGTAGACTCATCCGCTTTCATGGTGTTAGGATCTGTCATATATTCAACGCCTGAATTACCGGGTACGGCTTTACCAGTCATTGTGTGGGGCTTTGCGTAATCTGACGCAGGCAAATTATTTTTAGCCATATTAACCACCTCTTTGGTTTTTAGCACGGGCCATGTTACGACCTTGCGCGCGCATGTCTTTACCTGTGGGGCCACCCTTTTTCAACTTGGACAAGTTGGTGTGTTTGCCGGGGTGTTCTTGTTTATCGTGCATAGAAAAAGCTTTTTTGATTAGCTTTTTATCTTCTTTAATGTCATCGTGTTTCATTCTAAACTCCTACGTTGTAACTATCGTAACTGTACCAACTTGTACCGATGGCATCAAGGCATTTTGAGTCAAAGCAACATCAAAATTACTAGCGCCCCCTACTGGATTCCAGCCCCATTGAAAAACTCTACTGCCTTCGCCAATACTACCACTAGATGTTGTACCTGATGCGTAGTATGTGGTGTCAGGACGCGGATCGCGCACGCCTTGAGGATCATCCACTGGGTACATACCCAATTGCAACTGAGGCTGATCTGGATCCCAGCAAGCTGGACAGACTTTGAG